CAAACCTGGGTCGAACTTCTCAGCCTTCAGAAAAGCCTCAAGCCTATAATCCCGAGCAACTACCGGACCATCGACTCTCATCGACTCTTCTGCGCGGAGGTACCTACTGCGAAGAAAACCAGTGTAAGATTTCGCAGTTTGCAGGTAGTCCCATCTCTGCCCGCTATATCGTCTGCCAACCCTCCTCAACCAGCCAAAGCCATCAAGAACGGGCCGTCGGGCAGACTCAACCGAGCCTGGCGTGGGACCTAGAACGCGTTTCAAAAGGGCAGCGCGCTCGTTGTGGACGCACACTGTGTGAACACCAGGTACCCACGAACCGGGTAAAGGTGCTGGCAGTGCAGTGTCCATCCTGCGCGTGGCTTTAGAAATGCGAGAATCCGCTGGCAGGGCAAGCTCTGCGCCAGCCCGAAGAGGTAGATCAACGGGACCAACACAAAGAGAACCCAACGAAAACCCGCAAACCTATTGCTTTGCGCTCCACCAATCCGAGCCGGAGGGAACGTACGGATTCCAACTAGCCCCAGCACCGAGTTTGAACAATCCTCTGCAAGCATGTTCTTGAGCGCCAACGCGAGAGGCCAAAGCTACCGTTGCCGGAACCGCTAAAGCCGCGCTGTACCACTCAACGCCAACACTCTTGACCCACTCCAAAGCACGGAGCTTCAGAGAGGCCACAAGTGCGGCATCCCTCGGCCTGAAACAAGCCATAACCTGTAACTTCGCGAGAAGAGCAGGGTATACGTTGACGACAGTTTGAGAAAACTGCAACGTAAGCACAACCTGACCCTCTCTCGGAGTTCCGTCCTCGCCCGGGGGGATTTCCGCCATGTGGCATCCCCTGACCACTGCTCCGTCCAACAACACGGCAGAAACCCAGCGACGTACAGGATGCGCGTCTGGGCCGGGGAGGTCTGGTGTCCACCGCCCGGCCAAAAACGCACCTAAACGACCGCTGTCGAGACCAAGGCTCTCAGAGAAAGCATTGGTGGCTCTACCACGGCGACGAAGCCTGTCCCGTCCCAGGGACTCCACCAAGGTGTCAGGGCCGTCTCCGAACACAAGTTCCTCACGCCTGTGACCGTCAACATCAGCACCTTGTATGGGTGGACTAACTTTGCTCGCTTGCTTGGCTACAGCAAGCGACGTGATTAACGCGGCAGAAAACCCAGCTAGCCCAGCCAGCTGCCGCGACGACAAAGAACCTGTCATCGTTGTGTACTATTACAACCCCATACAGGGCGGGTTAAGTTTTCCTTCTGGTACTCACCTAGTTGCCTAG